AATGAGAACCCATTCTTTTTCAACACACCAAGGCTTTTCACCATACTTTGCCGTATCGTTATAGCAAAGAGGACCCATCTTTACGACATAAGCGACAACCGTTGCAAGCGCCTCTCTGTCTAGGGTTTCCTTTGTAAGGGCAATGCCACCTTTTGTCTGAGCTTGGCCGGCATAAGGAAGAACAAGCATCCTCCAACCAGTCGGGGTTGGCATGCGGTCAATCAAGCTCATGTCCAATAGGCTTGGATCTAAAACGCGGTTATCGCCCTCCAGATAAGCACTGTCGATACTAGATGATGGTTTACTCAAACTTGTTCTCCTTATAAAAGTCTTTTATGGTCATTTCTACTAAGTTTAGCACTTCTAGCTGACCTTGCAAAGATTTATAATGTTCGATATCTTTGAGCATACCATCCATCATGACGGTCTGTATTTGATCTCGCCTTTCGGCAATTGTCCTTTTTAGGCTTGCCGCCAGGTTTAAATCATCCATTACACTTTCTCGTAATAATACAAACCTTTAGTTGCAGCGCCTGTACCCCTGGTTTTCATGCGCTTTACTTCGCCACCCATCTTCATGCCCTTTGCCGTTTTCATAGCAATGGCAACAGCCTGGGCTTGAGGCTTGCCTTCTGAGCGAAGTTTTTTAATGTTCTTGCCGATTGATTTTTTACCTTTGTCTAATGGCATTATTTTTTACTCCTAGCTTTTGCTTTAGGTTTTGCTGCAGCCTTTTTCTTAGGCGCAACTTTTTTCTTAGGCGCAGTCTTCTTAGGGACAAATGCCTCGTTAATATCTGGGGTAGAAGGGTCGTCAGCAACATAATGGCCTTTGTCATCCCTTGCTCGCTCCATTTCAACCGGAGCTGGGGCAACCATCTCAACCTTAGCATTAGCAGCAATTTCTTTCTCAGCTGCAGCCTGGGCAACTTCATCGCCATTAATCCTGGCCATTTTTGCAGCTAACCGTAAAGAATCTGCCCTGGCAGCGGCTTTCTTCGCAGCCTCTTCTTTATCTCTAATTAGCTTTTCAGCTTGGCGCTCTAGCTTTTTAATAGCCTTGAGCTCTTCTTGTTTTTCTAAAACATAACTTGTCGTCATCTCATGCCTCCAAATTTGGCTCTCATTTCGGCCAGCTTCAGATTAGCTTGCTGATCCAGACGTTGTTCAGCTATACCTAGCTTGTCGTCGGCGACCTGTTTTTGAGTGTTAATACGCTCCTGAGCAATGGCAACATCCTGCAAGTTCTCATCCTGCTTGGCTTGCTGCTTCATTTCAAACTGCTCAGAATCCTGGTCTATCTCTTTGTTTCTCAACTGTAACTCTTGCTGCCTAATGGCAACCAAAGGATCTGTCTCCGATCCCGTATCCATAGAGGCAAGCAACTCTTGCGTGAGCTGCGCCATAATCGGGGCGCTGTACTGCTCTTGCATCATCTGAATTTGTCCCTGCATTGCTGCTACCTGGTCGGGCGGCACCTGGCCAGACTGTGCTTGCTGCTGCATGCCCTGGATCTGCTCTTGGACTTCAGGAGGCATTTGCTCCTGGGCAGCTTCGGTGGCCATAAACTGCAAGTGCTGCATCATGTGGGAGATAATTCCACTCTGCAGCTGGGGCGTTGTTTTTACTATCTCAGTCATAAAGAGAGACTTATGCGCCTCAATATGCGCCTGGTGATTTTGGGGCGGGAATGCGTTAGCAGGTTGCCCCATCATAAATCCACTGTTCTCCATACCAGCATCCACCGGCAAAGGCGGCTGTGGCACAGGGGGAGGAGTTAGCAGTGAATCGACGTTATCAACCCCCAGGGCTGCATACATTCGGCGATAAGCCTCATAGATGCCATTGGGTCCATGTATCTGCGGATTGCTTTGCACCATTGTCAGCAGCTCTTGAGCTAAAGTAATTCTCTGGCTCTGGCTAAAGATATTGGGATCACTGACTGGAATAATATCCACTCGACCGTCAAAGTCCTCTCCCTTTATTTCTTGGGGTCCAGTGCCGGTGTTATATGGATAGCTAGGTGGCAGATACTCGCCAAAAACTTTTGCAAGTAAATTAAACTCTAAGCGCTGCGAATAATGCAGCCGCTTATGAATCGCGGACATAACTTTTGTGCCGCGCTCTAATAATGCTACTGTGGTGCCGACAGGCATAGCCTGGTTAGCATCACCAATGTTCATATCGCCAATGCTGGCAAACCGCTTGCCTGAATCAACCAGCATCGCAAGCATGCCCTGAAGCACGTTGCTTGGCTCTTTAATTGGCAACGGAATAAGATTGTCTTTTAGAGACGCGCCAGTGGTATCAATATCTCTAAACTCACCTGGCTGCAACGGATCGTCTTCGTCGCGTATTCGCATACCGCGAGCCTTGAATCCTGCAGGTAAGTTAGCCAGGGTGCCGGCATCAATAAGCTGGCGAAGAATAGATGTGGAGGCTTTAGATATGCCGCCAATCATATGGCTAAGACCTAATCCGTAAAAACCCAAGCCTGGTAAAAACTTATACTGTACAAAGAAATTGATCTTGTCCTTGGCGGGATCTTCTTCCAGGTAGTTTCGTCTAATAGCAAGAACCTTCTGGCTACCTTCGTCTATAGTGACGATGTAAGGCAGCTTTAACCCAGTCTCCTCGCCATCTTCCCCCAAATCCTCAAAGCCAGGTAAGTCCAGGACGCAATGGGTCTCATAGACAACGTGATCTCTGTCCTCCTGGTAGCTTGGCGACATTCCTTCAATTTCATCAATCTGCTCTTCAATCTCATCTCGACTAAAGTGCTGCCCACCGCCCTTGAGCTCAACATCGGCATAGAATCCAGAAAGCTGCTGCTTCTTGATTTCATTCCTGGACATGTTGATAACGTGAGTTACTCGCTCGGCTGAGCTTAGATCTGTGGCCTCGTAAGGGACTATTAAGTCCTGGGGCATAATAAACTTTGATAACGCACGGTTCTGAACCGTGTCGTAATAAACTTTCTTAAACGCGCTGCCGGCTAGAGGCAAATAAAACAACAGCATGTCTAGTTCTGGGTCGTACTCCTGCATCACATTCATGATGTAGAAGTTCATAAACTCCTGCACGCGGTCAGCCTGCATCTCAACTTCAGCAGTTCTTGCTCCCACGATCTCTGTCTTAACAGGACCTTTTGCTGGCAGTAGCTCTTTGTATGCCTGAGCCTGAAACTGCGTTACAGCTTCTGCAAGTATAGGGTGAATAACGCCGGAGCTTCCCTGGAAGGGTGTGGACCTAGCATCATCAAACTTCATGCCCAGGTACTTTAAGCCGTCTGTGTAAGTCTTTTCCCAATCGGATCTTGACTCTTTGTCAGCCTTAATTGACTCTAAAACATCGCCAGCTAGAGAGCTGAGCTCTCCTGAATCAAGGTAATCAACCAGGTTGACGTTGAAATCTATCTGAGGCGCTTCATCTACCGCGTCGATTTCATCATCGACCAGGATATCTTTTTCTGTGACCAGAATCTGCGCTGCGTTCTCAATTAAGTCCTGGCGAGAAGGCTCTTGCGTAACTTGCATACCAGAACCCAACTGGATTATGTCGCCATCGTCCTCAGTGCCTAAGTTTCTTTTTTCAATCGCCATTAGTAATATACCACCCTATCTCGTTTTAAGAATTGGGCCTCGTCTTGATAATCAGTCTCCAAGTTTAGGAACCCGCCTTGCCGGAACCGCATCAATGCCATTGTAGCACTGTCACAAAAATCATCGTGCTCACCAAACGGAAAGGCCGCCATTTCCTCAATTACTTCTTCTGCAAAACCCTCTTCTGGAGCCCACACCATTCCTGATTCAAAAATAGGCGCCACTGAATTCATTCTTGCTATTTTATCTTGACCACGGCTCGGTGTATATGCCATAACAGGTATTCCCATTCGACGCAACTCCTGCGTCAATGGCGTACCACTTGCCTTTGCTTCAATTAAAACGCAATCAGGTTCCCAATATTTATACTCATCATACGCTAATCTCTTCAATTCTGGAAAGTCTAAGCGAACACGCTTAGCGTCCAGGAGCATAATCGCTTCCGGTCCCTCTGCTTCTGGCTCAAAAACGGCCCAGGTTGTAATGGCAGAATAGTCAGCAGTTTCCTTAGCTGAGAAGGCGGTATCATAGCTTTGAATAACGTAGCTGTAGGCGGGGACCTTTTCCTCTTCCCAGACTTTCCACCACTCTCTTTTAACTATCGCGCCGCTCTGAGCAGTAGGCTGCTGCATCCACTGAGCATTCCACTTGCTGATCGGCAGCGAAGCCTTAACCGATAAAAGTTCTTCTTTCTTCCAAAACTCAGGCCATAAAGGCTCTTCTGACTCAGGCATGATCGCAGGAAATTCAACAACCTCCCACTGATCGGCGTGCTCATCACCCTGGCGAGAAAGGACCTTTCCAACCAGGTCTTTAGTGCTCCACCTGGTCATAACAATGATAATGATCCCGCCAGGCTGCAAACGCTGCCTGGGACCAGATGTATACCATTCGTATGCTGCATCCATGGATGTGGGAGAAAGGGCGTCTTGCTCAGAGTGAGGGTCATCAATGATTAGAAGGTCAGCACCACGACCAGTAATCGCACCACCTACACCAGCATAGAAAGATTCACCTTCCTGGTTAGTGGTCCATCGACCAGCTGACTTGTTGTCTGATTGTAATTTTAAATCAGGAAAGACATGCTGATAGTCTTCGCTATCAATGATATTTCTTACCTTCCGACCAAACCGGACAGCAAGCTCTGCGGTGTGAGTCGTCTGAATGATCTTTAAATCGCCTCTACGTCCCATCATCCAGGCTGGAAAGAAGGTGGATGCAAATTCAGATTTGGAGTGCCTGGGCGGTAAGCAAACAATTAAACGCTTGAGCTTACCATCGGCAATACGATTAAACTTTTCGCCAATGATCTTATGATGCCGCCCCAGGATGCACTCAGGCCACATATGCTTGACAAAGTTAATGAAGTCGCCCTGGCAGTCGTCTTGCGTTTCAAGTCTCTGATATCGGCTCAGAAGAGCCATAGCTTCATTCTTTTCTGCCTCAGAAAGGACATCAAAGTCCTTGAAGTCTATGTCAGACATGGGACCATTCTTCTTCAAGCCAAAGAAGAGCTTCGGCCTCTCTGCGCCGCACCAGGCCATCTAGGACCTTGCCGCCGGCTTTGTTCCATCGCTTTATTTGATGAGGTACGTCATCCAGGTCACCAGAGTTTAGCCTGGTCAGAAGCGTAGAAGATTTTAGATTAGTTGGCCCCAGGTTAAACGTCCAGGCAACCAGGGCATCAAATTGATTTTGCGTGAGCTCAGTATCTACCAGGTCATTGACATAACCCTCAAACTCTACCAGGTCATCTATAAGGATCTTCTCAGCATCATCCTTAGTGCAAGTATCACCCTCAATTACGCCCCTGGTGTGGCCATAGCCTATAGTCCAAACGTCTGCGCTGCACTGATACGCATTCAATTCACAGCCCTCAAACTTCTTAATTAAAGCTATGCCTTCTCCGCTTGTTTTCATGATCTTTGGCTTCTCCTGGTGACGCTGCTGTGTTATGCAATTTTTGATAACATTGTACAGTCGAATTAGCTGGGCGTATATAATCATCTTCCAGGCTACCAGGTTTTTTGGGGCGGACTACTTCTCTCGCTGTACGCCCTTGGTCTTTTCATAGGAGCGCATCGCGCCCATGCCGAGCATGCCCATGAGGACGGGGGTGAGAAGGGATGGATCAACTTCTGGCACATCAAACCAAATGCCAAGCACCTGGGCCAGGAGTACATTGTATAAAAGGCCGATTCCGCAAATCCAGCCGACAAAGGGGCGCCAGCCGGCGACGAACAGTGATTTATGGGCAGCCTCTACTTTGTTTACTTCCAGCTGCGCCTTGTTTATCTCTAATGCTTGCTTAGATGCCAGAGTAGATATCTCATGAGCCAGGGCGTTAGCCTGGTCCTTATCCTCGATAAATTTATCCAGGAGTCCAGCGACTGGTCCAATTAGCTTATCAAGCATTATTCCATCCACTTAGATACGGCAAACACCGCAATGATTGTTGGGTAAATACCCCAGAGCATAGCCTCCAGCTTATCAAATCGCTTGCTGCCACCATCTAGTCTGCGGCCAATGTTTTCATACCTAATCAGGCACTCAGCCTCATGCTTTTCAAGTCGGGCAATTGTCTCTTTTACTGTGGCCATAATTTATAATTTAAAGTTAGTCTAGTGGTCTCTGGGCGGGAATACCTATCCTGCCCCGTTCTTCTTCCTCTTCATCAGCCTTGATGGTGGAAATGTCTATCCCTTCTGTCACAAAGATATCAGGATAGCATACTGTCTTTTTGGGGTCACTGACGCAAAAAAAGCCGGTAAACTCCATCACATAAGAATCTTGGTCCTCCGATTCCCATATCCTGTTTGACCAGGCGCGAGTCTCTACGTCCAAAGAAACTCCAAGCGTGACGGCTAGTCTATTGTAAATATAGACCGACCTACTGGGGCTGCATTTTCCTATGTTGTACCTAAACCAATGTATGGCTCGCAGCTTCCGCTCGGTGGTATCGTGTACTCCGCCAAGAAGATTAAAGGTTGCCAGGTCGCAATCCTTTACTTCTGGTTTTGTGCGATAAGCAGCTCCACCAGCGTTTGAAGTTTTGCATCACTGGCCTTAGCCGTTTCCTGCATGTCCGTCAGACTCTTGGCAATGCTCTTGATTGCCTGCTCATTTAATTTTGTGGATGTGCCGTTCTCAACAGCTTTCTTGTTTGTCTCAACAACAATTTTTTCCACACGATCAAGCTCCTTCTTGGTGGTCTCAGCATTTGCCTGGGCTGCGCCATAAGACACGGCCCCGACAAAAAGAGAAATTACCAAGGGGAGCATATAAGTTGGGATAGTGATCCCTTTATCATCTGACATGCTTGCCTCCTAGTGAGACGATTCAGCCGCCTCTTCATCATCAAAAGAGCTTGTCAACATATTTACAAAAGCCTCGCGGCCTACCTGTAGCTGATCCATATTGAATCGCAAGCTACCCAGCTTCTTATCCAGGTCCGCTATGTGATTTACCATGGCTACCTGCTGCTCGCTCAGGTCTTCTATGTTGTGCTCTACGTCATTAACAGTAATGGTTTTCTTTTCATTTTTCGCCATTATAAGTCTCCTTTAGCTTTAAATTTATTTGTCCTTCCTGTTCCACAGGTCAAACAAGGT